CGTGTTTTTTTTTTTTTTTTTAATAATTTTGAGGTTTAATTGTGCTTGACATTAAACAATCCTCAAATGCCTATCGTTGCTGCCTAGCAGTCGACGTTAGTGAGCGCAGTAAGAGCGCCACTATTCCTGAGCGGTGGAACAGTGGTTTTCCGGACAGTGGTGGTCTTGCCTTTGATGGTTGTTGTGTTGTCATTCAACCATTTTTCGGCACTAGAAGCGAAGGCATCAAACTCCTTGATCACTTCATCATAGCCGATGCCATAGACCTTTAGACAATGATTGTCCAGATGGCTGCGTGGCAAACCCACAGCATCTCTAGTGCGCTCAGCCAACTGCTGAGCTGTGAGCCCAAACGCATCGGATGATTGATTCCGAGTGTCCAGGCTGGGTTTGTCCGACATTGCAGCGGACGCTTGTACGAGACGTTCAGCAACTTGAGGGGCATGCCGCAACTCATAACCAGCTGACAGGTACTTCCCTGCCATATAGTCACGATCATTGATTGCCGTGTTAAAGTTTCCACGGACATTGATCTTTGCGAGCACACGCCCATATTTGGGAACGGACTTGAACCCATTGGGCCCAAGGACGCGTCTCTTGCTCAGGAATGTAGCGACTTCCACATCTTCGTGGAGAGCCGGTTTAGCAACCATTCCTGAGTCAGACACGACCTTGGCGATCACAGCAGCAGCTCCATCTTTGGGCTGCTGGCGTGTGATGGTTAGTCCGTCATCACCATATACTACCGAAACTGACCTAGTTACACCAACTGCGGGTAAATAGGAGAGAACGTGGCAAGCATTGGTATGGCCGTTTCCGGGTGTAGTGGGAACTTCCCCACTCCACCTCTGGCCCTCAATGTGTGCACTAATTCCAAAACGCGTCCATACATCGACGGACGTGTTCTTGACGAACTCCCTTACCCACCACTTGGTTGCACCCAGTTTGTGGTAGAACATTGCCTCATATTTCCGCATCCACGTCGTCTGCGTGGAGTCGTTACGAGAAAGATCATTTTCGATCGCCCGTCCAGGGTGCCTGTCGAAGACTGCGCTTGTCTGATTATCATCAAGCCCACAGGCATAGATAATCACATTCCCTTTGTTCAAGGGATTAGTCTCCGATAGCTCTTCCTTTATTCTCTTGGAGAGGATGAACATCTGAACCCCAAAAAGCAGGTTGTAGATGTCCGTCCCTTGGTATATCACGCGCGGTTGCGCGCCATGCTCCTTGACGAGGACCTCCGTTTTTGCAAACACCATTTTTGCGTTGTACATGTCGAGATCGAAATCTTGCTCTGACCAGACTGCTCCCAGTCTGGCGGC